AGTGTTTGCAGGATAGTTCTGCCTGAATGTTAATTGACCTGTGTTAGGGTCAGTAAAACTACATCCAAGGAAAACACCGACAACACCAGCAACTGCTGAAGTATCGTTTTGTAGTGTAGTGATGATAAGCGTACCATCGTTCTTATACTGCACAACATCTCCATAGAAGATTCCTGTGCCGTAATTTGAAGCAATGGGTATCTTACGGGTGCTACCCGCGTAAGACCTGCCGCCAACCAAGCCGACAGGCTTTAGCCCGTAAGGGGCATTTATGGTAGGATAAGCCATTTTTAGCTCCTAAAAGTTAAGTTCCTTTACCGAAGGTTACCCGAGTCTTTCTCTCGTGAAACAACGGCATGCGAGGGTCATTTTCACGCATAAGGTTATTATCAACAGACTGCATCTGACTATCCGTTTGTTGCGAAAAGTAATCAGTGCGTTCATCTATCATTTCTTGCGGAGCCTTGCACAACATTAACCCGCCAATCACTACGTTATCCCTGAACCGTTCTTGTTCTACGGTAACCATAGTAATCTCTGGATGATCTGCTGCTTTTACAGGCTCCCAACCTTCACGCAATTTCGATGAGACATTGGTAGCATCGGTATGGCCTTGGTTACTCACACGAACCCAGCGATACGCATAGCCGTCTTGGGGAATTGGAGACGGTAAAGTCTCTGGGCGCGTCCAAGCCTTCTTACGTACTTTCTTTTCACGAGTATCTAACTCGCGGTTAATGCGATTTTCAGCCATCTGCTTTCCTCATATCTAATGCAACCTGTTTGGCGTACTGTTGAGGGGTCAACCCCAACCTCTTAGCGATTTGAACCTGTGTACGTGTCAACGTAACTTTTTTAGGTGCTGTGCTCCGCGTTGCGGGGGCAACCACTTGGGTCTTTCGCTTCGGTTCGGCATCCTCAAAATTATCTGGGAATACCTGACGCATACGAGCATCTATAGTCTCGTAGTATTCATCGCTTTGCGGGCTTACGCCCTGTTTGACAAGTTTATTATGCAACCCCAGCGCTAAACTTGTCATCTCATCGTCGTTGCCAAACCACGAATTGGTCTTTTGCCAATCTGCGGCCCGTTCATCGACTTGTACTGCCGGGGCGGGTTCTGGTTCTGGTTTTACAGGAGTTTCCTCTTCCTGTAAAGAAGGTATTTTGAAGTTTGCTAGCTTATCAGACTTTAACTTAGCAGATGTTAACTTTTCTTGCGCTTCCAGCACAGCGTCTGAATCACCCGATTCATATGCTTCTTTGTAAGAACGTTTTGCTGCCTCGGTTTCAATCGCGGCATTCTTTTTGGCTTGCTCAAGTAAAGCGGTCTGATTTTTATTGACATTGCCTTTTAGCTTTTTGTTTTCTTCCATAAGCGTTTGAGTAACGCGCTCAAGCTCTTGGCTTTGACGTAGAGCTTCTTCTTTAGCCCTACGCTCATCATGGTAACCTTTGCTAAAATGCTGGATGCGTTTACGAACTTTGTCGGAGTAGTCTTCCAACTCTTCATCCGTAACATCTGTCGGAGGTTCTGACGGCTTACGGTTGCGATCAGCTTTCGGCGTATCATCAACAACGTCAATCTCAAGGTCGTCATCATCAATATCCGTTTTGCTCTTAAGTTCAGAAGCTGGAGCCTCATCCGCTGCAAAATCTTCTGCGGTTTTCTTACCAGATATATCGATCTCAACCGCATCAGACGCCTCAATTTCTAGTTTTTCTTCCGTTTCATGCGGGAACTCAAATTCTACTTTTTGAAACGCCATGTCTATGCCCTCGTAACGCCACGAGGATCAGCCACAACTGCCTCAATTGAATCATCATTCATTAAACGATATTCTAAACCCCCAACAGAAAACCGCGTGCCTGAGTTCATACGAAACAATACGTAATCACCTTCCTTGCACCAAGGGCCGTGGGGAAACCTATCTTCATCGCTATATGCTTCTGCGCCCATATCAACCACAAGACCGATAATGGACATGATGTGGTCCATCTGTTTTTCTTTATCCGTTTTGAGAATGCTGGTTCCCTCATATTTTTCTTCTGGTTGCGGGAGCGCTATAAGCAGGCGGTAGCCTACAGGTTTAGGTAACTGCATATCATATTCACAAGCTTCTGCGTAAAGCTTACCCTCCTCCGTATCGAACGAGCCATCGGTGTTTGTTAGTTCCTTAAATGTTTTAGCCATCGTTATCTTCCATGTAACTGCGCGAGAGGTCTTCTATGTATCCTACGCTGGCTTCGAGACCCCGAATTAAGCCAACGACTTCCTTATATTGGGCATAATCTTTTGCCCCACCTGTACCAAGAAATTCTAATGCAGAAGATTTATCACCTTCGATCTTTTCTCTAAGCACGTCAAAGACGGTTTTTGCCATTACCTGTTTTTAGCTCCTTCTCTTGCCATACGCAGAAGTTCTATATTTTGTTTATCTTCTGCGTCATTCATAGCGCGTTCTATACTTGCACCCTTTTCTTCGGCTTCTATAGCCAATTCCGCTCTTTCTAGTTTAACTCTTTCAGTTTCTAAAACAGCGTCAGACATATTCTTGGCGGTCTGCGCTTTAACTTGTTCTCTACGTATTTGCACATCTGCTTGATCTTTAGCTGCTTTACGCTGCACTTCTTGTGCTTTGATCTGTAGTTCTTGTTTCTGCATCTGAATGAGCGGGTCTTGTGCCTGCTGCTGTGCTTTTTGCTGTGCGGCTTTTTGTTGGTTGCCTTGTGTAACTTGTTTGCCCGCATCTGCAACCAAACGTGATAGTTGCACTTCTATCTCTTCTGGCAGTTCTTCGTTAGGTGCAGGAAGAGCCACACCAAGTTTTTCTTCTATCTGCGATCTATATGAAAACCCTAGATGCTCTGCTATATGCGCCTGCAAAGATGCCATAATCTGTTTGGCTTGTGGGTTCTGCCCTATCAACTGCGCTACCATAGGGTCTTGCATAAATGATGTATGCGCAGCGATATGTGCTTGATGGTCCTGATAAATAAATGCTTTCATCGGTTTACCCATCAATGCAGCCATATTCTCACTAACAGGATCAACTGGTTTAGCATCTTCTCTGGTCGGTACTAGTTTATCAGCGTTCTTGACGCCTAGCACCTCTATCATCTGTCTGTGTAACTGCGGCAGGTCATATATCTGCGGGGCTTGCTGTGCCATCTGTAACACAGCTTGATACTGCACCACACGTTGTGCCATCGTAGAACTGTTTGGGTCACTTACAGGTATTACGTCAACCATACCATAGTCAGCTTGTCTGGCTGAGACCTCACCTCGTTGCGGCTGATATGCGTAGTCCTTGGGGGCATACTCAGTCATTATGGCTTTGAGCAGTTTAAACTCCTGTTTCATAGCGTAGTGCACCCTAGCCTGAACAGCAGCCATAGGCTTCAAAGTGCGCTCCAAAAGTGCAAGAGTGGTCCCAACAGGGGCGTTAGCTGACATATCCGATACGTTTATGTCACTGATAGCGCCTAGCCTACGCCCTTCCTGTGTGATCTGATTCAATAAAGCAAGAAGGGTCTGGCTAGGTTCTTTGTATGGAAGAGCCATAATATTATCACGAATGCTGCCAGACGGCACATCCACGTCTTTAAACTCTCCCGGCTCTATCGGTGTATCGTCTCCCTTGATACGTAGCCCACGCGACTTCAACCCACCGGGGAGATTCGATAGAGTGCCTGCGTCAACAAGCTGACGTATCAAGGAAGTTCCTGCTTTGGCGTAGCCGCCAATGATATGTATCAGGCCAAGGCCATAAAAACCAAAGCCGGGTACATACGCATAATGTACGAAGTGTTGTCTTTTCAGAGTGAGGGGGTCACCCTCTTCGTAGTTTCTACGGATTGACAGGATAGAACCTGTGCCACGCTCTATGGTAACCACATACGGACGGGCTATCTCGTCATCGTCATCTACACCATCTATAACAAGATCAGCGTGTATCTCGTATAGCGAATACCTGTCATCGTCCGTCAGAGAATACCCAGCATCCTCTGCTTTCTTTTCTTCTATATCGGAGTGGTATGGTTTTGGTTCACCTATATCCAACTCTCTGTAGAACCCAGAGGCTTGCAGCTTCTTTAGCTCGTTCTTGGTTTTACGCATGACATGCGTCACACGCTCTGCAAACTCTATAGTAGACGCGCCATATGGCACGATAACATCTTCAGCAGATATATACAGCGCCATCTGCCGCCCGATGTTGGGATCATAATATACTTTCTTAAACGCAGACCCAGCAAGGCCAAGGCTATACAACATGCGCTCATGCTCTGGACGATACTCTACCATATTTTCGGTGAGTTCGTAGTTCATGTCAGCTTTCACACGCTGGGCAGCTTCAAGCTTCTCTTTTGTTTCTTCACCAAGAACTTTTACTTTGACCGGACCCGCAGCAGGAAACGTCTCAGACATAGTTTCGGCTTGGAATCTAATAGCCGCTTCAGCAAGCACTGTAGAATATACTCCACAAGCTCCTTCCCACGGTGCTGTGCGTTCTTCATATTTAAATCCTAATACATCCAACCCATCCACATATGTTTCTGTCCACTCTTTGCGGCTGTCTATGTCAGCCTCTACAAGCTCCATTAACGTGCTTGATAATACATTAACGGTTGTATCATCTAAAAGTTCAGCCAAATTTGCGTCAAAATCAGATAAATCTATCTCAGTGCCGGGAATTAAGGTTATCTCCATACTCCCATCGGATAGGGTAACAGCTTCTGGGTCTACAATCTCTATCTCAAGATCAGGCACCTCCATCTCTTCCATGTCGGTTATGCCCTCATCAATCCCAAGCGGAGCAGAATATAGTCCTTTTTCAATAGCCATTTCTAACCCTCTTAATAATATCCACCACTGCGCCGTCTCCAAGCTGCGGGTTCGTCCACCTCATCAGTAGGTAAACGTATAAACCCGCCCTGCCTAAACCGCATCAGTGCCATAACTGTAGAGTCAACGAGGTCATCATGGCTCATAAACGGGAATCCTGCAATCTCTTCTATAACTTCTTCTGCCCAACGTGTCTGTGGCACCCATACCATGCCAGAGGCTATGATGTCAGCTACAGAATTTAATCTAGCCATCTTATCGCCTGATCCTCTATGCGGGGTGTATTCCTGTACAAGCAACCCTGTTCTACGCATCTCCTGATAGAGGGCTGATCCTGAAGATTTTTTCTCCACGATAAACGCATCAGGCTCCCATTCAGCGTATTCTTCCATAGCTAACTGCTTTAGTTCGGGAAACTCCAGCCGATCTTTAATACTATTGAGTAATATTATGTGGTGTGCGCTTTCTTCCTCATTCAAGAACACACCCCACGTGGTGAGCGCCGTATAATCAGCCCTATTGTGTTTTTCTGCGGCTGCATCCAAGGACATAATGATATATTCGCATATAGGGGGTTGTTCACCTGTCCATTCTTGCCACCATTCGCGTTTTACGATGGCTGCTTCTTCTGCGGTGGGCTGCTGTTGGTACTGAGCATTCCACTGAAACGTAGGCATAGACGCTTTTGTGCGTTCCAACGCCTGCATATCGAAAAACTCAGGCCAAAGTGGTTTTTGTATGGGTTTATTGGTCTTTTTACTCTTAACATCCAGTATTGCGGGGAACTCTACGACCTCATATTGGTCTGACATGTCATTATTTACCATGTCACGTGTTACACGGCCCGTAAGATCATCCATATGCCAACGCGTCTGTATTATCGCTACACTACCATTTGGCATTAGACGTGTTCGCGCACCGAATGTGAACCACTCGTAGGCTTTTTCAAAGACTTCAAAGTTCCCG